GATGGTAACAGAATAACAATGGGATTGGATACTATTATCACAGGCCCGTTAGATGATATATTTAATTGGGAAGGTAATGATGAGTATACACTCCGTAAAGCAGCTGTATGTCAAGACCCACTTCACCCAACAGAAATTTGTAATGCAATGACTTTAGTTACTCCAGCATTTTGTGATGAGATTTGGAACTATTGGTTAGACAATGAAGAAGAAGTAATTAATGAATGTAAATTAATTTTTAAAGATGGGACTAAGGCTCCTTCAGAGATGGTTCTTTTAAGAAAACTTTATAGTGCAAGTCCTAGAATAGATACATTCTTTCCAGGCCGTATAGTAAGTTATAAAGCCCACATAAAACCACAAATTGTTCCTATAGAAGTGACGAGCATGGTTTATTTTCATGGGCAACCAAAGCCACATGAATTAACTGAAGATTGGGTGAAGGTGCATTGGCGATGATTTTATTCGCATATGATTTTTCTCATAGGAAAACACAAGACTTTATTTTTTATTTGAAGTATTATAATTTCAAATTAGATGTTGTCATTGGGGCCCCCAAACAGTTAATAAAAGTGCCAGAACAACAATATCATTCTAGTGTTCCGACTATCGGTATACATGACACCAGAGAGATGTGTTGGAAGATGAAGATACCATATTATAATATGGCTCATAATTCTGAGGAGTGTTTACATTTTCTTGATCAAAAGAAACCTAAACTTGGTTTGATATCGGGAGCAAGAATACTTAATAAAGAAGTTATAGATAAGTTTAGTTTAGGTATTATAAACTTCCATCCAGGTGGTATACCGGAGTGTAGAGGGCTTGACACAGCGCATTGGATCATGTATAATAACTTACCAGTAGCAGTGACTAGTCATTTTATTGATGGCAGAGTCGATGGTGGTTGGATTATTAAGAGACAAGAGTTTGATAGACCACCAAAATGTACCTTACAAGATATAGGATCTTTATTATATTATGGACAGTTGGCTATTTTCAGAGAAAGTATATCAGCTGTTAAAGGAATGAAGAAGGAAGATTTTGAATATGTACCTACAGATGCTAAGGCATCATATGGATATTATGTATGAAGAAGAAACAAGAAGAACCATATCAGTTAAAACATTATCTTAATGCTATCAATCATAAGAAGGAAGATTTGATGATGGGTGGTGATGAGTTTTGGGAAAAACGATACCCAGCATTTATAGTTAATAAAGCGTTATCAGCTTTTTCTGAGTGTGTTCTGTTTGTAAATGAGATGAATCGCTTACACCACCTTGATAAGCGTCTACAGTTCCAGTTTTTTCTAAATAGTATAAGGCCTAAAAAAAGATTTAGTAAGTGGTTAAGGTCCAGTAAGATTAAAAATCTTGAGTATGTTAAAGAATATTATGGCTATAGTAATGAAAAAGCAAAACAAGCCCTTGACATACTAGATGATGAACAAATTGAACATATAAAAAGTATAATAAATCGAGGTGGTAGACATGGAGGAGTTAGAATGGACAGCTGACTTGATGCTAGAGGTGAAACTTAAAGAAGCAGATGATTTTCTTAAAGTTCGTGAAACCCTCTCCCGCATTGGAGTCGCATCTCGCAAAGAGAGAAAGTTATACCAATCATGTCACATCCTGCACAAACAAGGTCGTTATTTCATAGTACATTTTAAAGAGTTGTTTGCCTTAGATGGTAAGCCAACTAATATATCTATTAATGATTTGGAAAGAAGGAACACTATAGCAGGACTGTTGGAAGATTGGGATCTAATAAAAATTATGGGGAGTAGTGAGCAAAGAGCCCCACTATCCCAGATAAAAGTTTTATCTTATCGTGAGAAAGATGAATGGATTTTGGAGACAAAATATAATATTGGTAAGAAACAAGTGGAGTAGATTATGAATTTGAAATTATTGAGATTGAAGTCAGGTGAAGATGTTATATGTGAAGTATTAAAAGAAAGTGCGGAGTATATTTTCATTAAAAACCCAGCCATGTTAATGCCTATGCAAGGTCAAGGGCAACATATGCAGATGGGAATGGCTCCTTGGATGCCTTTTAGTGATCAGAGTGAGTTTGAAATTCCTAGAGATTGGTTGGTGGTGATGTCAAAGGTGGTAAAGGATATAGCTAATAATTATAATCAGATATTCGGTTCAGGCATAGTAGTGCCTGATGTTAAAGTTGATACAAAGACTTTACTTAAAGGCTAGAATGTGATATAATTATAACTATGAGCGATTTTTATATTAATGTAGTTCAACACGGCAACCAGTTATTGGTTCGTGAGTTTGATAAAGGTAAGCGAGTAAATCGTAGAGTCACGTTTGAGCCCACTTTGTATGTACATTCTCGTAAAAATTCAAAGTGGAAAACTTTAGAAGGTCGTAGTGTAGAGCCGGTTAGATTTAAATCTATTCGGGATGCTAAAGACTTTCTAAATATGCATCAGAATACTCCTGAGCTTGTTCATGGTTTAAATTCATATCAATATGTTTATATTGGTGATAGATATCCTGATTTTATAAATTGGGATATGGAGAAATTACTTCTTATCACTTTAGATATAGAGGTGGAAAGTGAGAATGGTTTTCCAGATGCCCAGAAGGCGGAAGAAAAACTATTATGTATCACAGTCAAAAATCATTCTAATAAAGCTATCATTGTATGGGGTATAGGTCCTTATGTAAATGATAAGGTAAGATATATTGAGTGTGAGAATGAATTAGATTTAATAAAGAAGTTTATTCAATTCTGGCACAAAACTCAACCTGATGTTATAACTGGATGGAACGTCCAGTTTTTTGATATACCATATCTATGTAATCGTATTACAAGATTGCTTGGTGAGAAGGAGTTAAAAAAATTATCTCCGTGGGGTATCGTCAAAGAAGATACAGTAAAACAAACACAGTTTGGGAAGGCTCAGCAAAAATATAATTTGTTAGGTGTGTCTGTCTTAGATTATCTTGATCTCTATAGAAAGTTTACCTATGTTAATAGGGAATCATATCGTCTAGATTATATAGCCGAGGTAGAGCTGGGTGAGAAGAAAGATCCAAACCCGTATGAAACTTTCCGTGAATGGTATACGAAAGATTATAAATCATTTGTCGATTATAATATTCAAGACGTAGAGTTGGTTGATAAGTTAGAAGATAGAATGAAGTTGATTGAGTTGTGTATGACTCTAGCTTATGAAGCCAAAGTAAATTTAATTGATGTATATTCTCCTATCAGAGTGTGGGATGTATTGATATATAATTTTCTTAAAGACAAACATATTGTTATACCAAGTAAGAGAGTATCTAAGAAAGATGAAAAGTATGAGGGTGCCTATGTAAAAGAACCTCAGACTGGATTACACAATTGGGTGATGTCGTTTGACTTAAACAGTTTGTATCCACATTTGATTATGCAATATAATATCTCACCAGAAACTGTTGCCGCTGAGGGTAATGGTGATGTGTCTGTTGATAAGATGTTAAAACAAGTGGTAGATATTCCTCAAGATGGTTATGCTGTGACACCAAATGGAGCACGATTTAGAACTGATGCTCAGGGTTTTCTTCCAAACATGATGGAAACTATGTATAATGATCGTGTTAAATTTAAGAAGTGGTCACTAGAAGCTAAACAAAAGTTTGAAGATACACAAGATAAAAGGTATCTGAATGATATATCAAAGTATAATAATATTCAGATGGCAAGAAAGATTGCATTGAATAGTGCTTATGGTGCAATTGGTAATCAGTACTTCAGATATTATGATAGAAGAATTGCAACAGCAGTTACAACGTCAGGTCAATTAGCAATAAGATGGATAGAAAATAAAGTTAATGGATATCTTAATAAACTTTTAGATACCACAGATGTAGATTATATTATTGCTTCAGATACAGATTCGATTTATGTTCGATTTGATGAATTAGTTTCTAAACTTAATCCCAAGAATCCCGTTGACTTTTTAGATAAGGTGGCTAAAGAAAAGATTGAACCATACATCACTAAGTGTTATGAGGAGTTAGCTGAGTATGTAAATGCATATGAACAGAAGATGGAAATGGCTAGAGAAGTCATTGCTGATAAAGGTATCTGGACTGCAAAGAAAAGATATATCTTAAATGTACATGATAGTG